GACATTAAGAACAGTGGCTATAACGGTGGTAACCGTTTGACCGCTAATGATGTAAACATGTCTGTTGGTAACATCAGTCGTGACCCATACAAAGAGCCAAAGACAACAGGTATCAAGATTCGCGGTACTGGCGCGGCTACTAAAGGCGTGATGGCCCGAGGCCCAATGGCTTGATATGAACTACATTGAACTGTTCAATACCATTCAGTCGTACACGGAGAATACTTTTCCGGAGTTTACTGCTTCTAACGCAGACGCGGTTACGGCTACTGAACAGATCAATCGCTTCATTGAACAAGCTGAATTACGCATCTATAACACGGTGCAGTTTCCGTCTCTTCGTAAGAACGTGACAGGCAACATCACGTCAGGCAATAAGTACCTAAAAGCCCCAGATGATTACCTCGCTTCGTATTCTTTGGCTGTGATTGACTCATCAGGCAACTACGAGTACCTGCTGAACAAGGATGTGAACTTCATTCGTCAGGCGTATCCAAACCCTACAACAGATGTTGGGATTCCCAAGTACTACGCCTTGTTTGGCCCGTCTGTTCAGAGCAATGTCATCACAAATGAGTTGACGTTTATCCTTGGCCCAACACCTAATGCTGCGTATACGGCGGAACTGCATTTCTACTACTACCCTGACTCCATCGTACAAGCAGTGATCTCGTCTCTTGGGACGCTCACAGGCGGTTCCGCATACACCAACGGCGTGTATTACAACGTGTTGTTGACTGGTGGTAGTGGCTCTGCGGCTTATGCAGATATCACCGTAAGTGGCGGCGCTGTAGTTGGGGTTGTTATCCGTAACGGCGGATGCTTGTATAAAGTTGGTAACGTGTTATCCGCAGCAGTGGCCGATATTGGTGGTACAGGGACTGGGTTTTCTGTTCCTGTGGCGGCGGTGACAAACGTAACCGGCACTGCATGGCTGGGTGATAACTTTGATACGGTGCTGTTGTATGGCTCACTGGTTGAGGCGTACACCTACATGAAGGGTGAAACAGATTTGCTTGCCGTGTACGATGGCAAATACAAAGAAGCCCTTGCACAAGCTAAACGCCTTGGCGATGGCATGGAGCGTCAGGATGCGTATCGCTCTGGTCAGTACAGACAGGCGGTGACCTGATGGCTTTTACAGGGAACTTCTCCTGCAATACGTTGCGTACTGGACTGATCAACGGAACGTTGAACTTTGCAACGGACACGTTTCGTTTGGCGCTGTACACAAACTCGGCCTCCTTAAACCAACTGACTACGGCGTACACCATTGATGGCGAGGCTTCTGGCGGCAATTATGCGGCTGGTGGGCTGGTAGTAGCGGCCACGGTAAGTACGGCTCTTAGCACAACCGGCAGCACCATCTTTATTAATTTTTCAAGCCCAGCTTGGACTGGTGCAATTACTGCGCGTGGGGCTTTGATCTACAAAGCTGGCGCAAACGGCGCTGTCTGCGTTCTGGACTTTGGGAATAACGTAACTTCAACTGGCACTTTTACCGTAACGATGCCTGCTAACACCAGCACGTCCGCACTCATTCGACTTGTATAGGAGAAAATATGGCACTGGTCACAACCACCAAAGGCGAAATGGACGAGACTCTTCTTGAGAAAAAAGAGGGTTTCCTCGATAATGACAACGAACACACGACTTGGGTCGAGTATTGGCTGGATGGCGAACTTGTTCACCGCTCTGCCCATGTCGCCCTGAAAAAACCCGTAACACTGGCCGCTGAAGCGGCATCTTTTAACTAAGGAGCCTAATATGGCAAATACCCAAGCAATGACAACAAGTTTTATGGGTGAGTTGATGACCGCCACCCATAATTTTGGCGTAGCACCTATTCGCGCCGCTACCACAGTAGATAGTTTCAAAGCCGCTCTGTACGTGGCAACGGCTACATATAACGCATCTACCACTGCCTACTCAGTTACAAACGAAGTATCTGGCACTGGTTATTCTGCGGGCGGTGTTGCGGTTACGTTTGGGACTCCTCCTACAGCCACCAATTCTTCTGTTACAGCGGGTGTTGCGTTTGTTACGCCTTCGGCCAGCATCACTTATAGCGGCGTAACTTTGGCTACGGCTTTTGACGCCGTGTTGATCTACAACTCAACACAAAGCAACAAAGCGGTGAGTGTCCACACTTTCGGTTCACAGACAATTACTGCTGGTACGTTCACCTTAACAATGCCTGCGAATACAACTTCGACTGCTTTGATCCGCTTGGCTACAACCTAATAGGACTGGCGGGGTAACTCGCCGGGGTAGCCATGTTCGGTATCTCCGCATTTGCCGAAGCACCGTTTGCCTCGCTTGCGGGGAATACGGTAGTCGTTGCTCTTACCGGCGTTCAGGCATCTGGCGCGGTAGGTACGGTCACGAACGGTGGGATCTCAGTTGCGGTAAATGGCGCATTAGCTGCGGGTGAAGTAGGAACAGCAGCCCCGGTCATTACTGATGATATTTCCGGAGTTTTGGCTGCGGGTAGTGTAGGGGCGGTTTCTACTTCTGTACCCATAGAATTAACAAGCGTTTCAGCGGCGGGTGAAGTAGGAACGGTTACCCAAAGCCAAGAGGTGGCCCTGACGGGCGTATCCGCTACGGGCGTGGTGGGTACCGTTGTATATGCCGAAACTGATGCACTGACAGGCGTGGCTGCTACAGGGGCGGTTGGCTCGGTTACCACTACTACGCTGTCTGTTGGGTTGAATGGTGTTGCGGCTGCTGGTGCAGTTGGCACTCTAGTCCCGACAGAAACTAGTGATGAAACCAGCTTAACGGCGGTTGGTAATGTAGGAACTGTTGAGCCTACTATTGAGGTTGCTCTTACCGGCGTTCAAGCATCTGGCGCGGTTGATACAGTCATATTTTATGTTGTCTATGAACGGGCTTTAACAGGTGTTTCCGCAGAGGGAGCCGTTGACTCAGTTGGAGGGGCTTCCAATAGGGCTGTTGACTTGTCTGGGGTTACAGCTTCTGGGGGGCTTGGCACTACCGGCGTTGTGCATGAGAATGGGCTTAACGCGGATGCCGGTTGGGGTTCGGGTACATGGGGTGAGTATGGTTGGGGTGAAGGCCCAGTTAATACAACGTTCATTGGTGGACAGGTTGGCACAGTCACACCGGGGAATGCCCCCGCCCTGACAGGTGTAGAAGCTAGAGGACTTGTTGGTACGTTTGGCGTTATTCACACCAATGGGCTATCGGGCGTACTGGCGCGAGGATTTGTAGGAAGTGTTTCCAACTATTTCTGGACGACAATTGATGACAATCAGATTCCGGACTGGCATAATATCAATGATTCCGATACTGCCAATTGGGCGCTGATCGAAACAGAAGATGCGTAGCATGTGTAAGGATGCAATATGGCTCTAGTATTAGCTGATCGCGTAAAGGAAACCACTACCACGGCTGGTACGGGGACTGTTACGCTTGACGGCGCAGCTACGGGGTTTCAATCGTTTGCTGTTGTTGGTAACGGAAACACAACCTTTTATACGATTGCTGGGCAGACTAGCAACGAATGGGAAGTTGGTGTTGGTACATACACTTCTTCTGGTACTCTACTGGCCCGCACTACGGTCTTATCCAATAGCGCAGGAACACAACCGTCGGCTCTATCCTTCTCAGCCGGTACAAAAGATGTGTTTGTCACCTATCCAGCAGGATATGCTGTGGCTTCTACTAATGTGGGATCTTCTGGGCAGTTGCTTACATCAAATGGTACGGGTGTAGCCCCTACATTCCAAACAAGCACGGCTGCATCAAAATCGTATGTACAGGCAATGAGCATCCTGAATGGACTATAAGGAACTAACATGGCAGTAACAAACTTCTCCCCCCTCCTTGGTCTGGCCCTTCCGACCACAGGTGACCTGCAAGGTACTTGGGGCACTACGGTCAATGATTCCATCACGGGCTTACTTGATTCAGCGGTCGCGGGTACGACCACGCTTTCTGCGGATGCTGATGTAACTCTTTCAACGACCAACGGTGCGGCTAACCAAGCACGTAATGCGATCATCTTGTGGACAGCCAGTAACGGCGCTACCACTCGCAATATTACGGCTCCCGCTCAAAGCAAAGCCTATTTGGTCATCAATGCTGGCACTGGCTCTATCGTTATTCGCGGCTCTGGCCCAACGACAGGCGTAACAGTTGCTTCTGGAGTTCGTGCCTTGGTAGCGTGGAACGGCTCTGACTTTGTGAAGATTGTCAGCAACCCCGTTGTTCTTACCACTGATGTTTCTGGTATTCTTCCGGTAGCAAACGGTGGTACGGCCACAGCCACTCCAAGTTTGGTGCAAGGATCAAACATCACCATCACAGGTGCATGGCCCAACCAAACAATTGCCGCCGCTGCCAGTTCAGGCATTACCGCTGGTCAATCAATCGCTTTTGCTTTAATATTTGCTATCTAAAGGAGTTCTCATGGCAAACCCAAATATTGTCACCGTCACAGCAATTGTCGGCAATACGTCTACAAACTTAATCTCATCCACAGCCGACCCGTTTGCGACGGCTTTAGCAAACAATGCGGCCTCGTCTGGAAAAGTCTACAAGATCAACTCGATTGTTGTGGCCAACGTAGACGGTACTGCGGCGGCGGACATTACGATCAAAATTTTTTCTCAAGACGACCTTGGTGGCACGGGAACAGCGATTGTTTCTACCATTTCTGTGCCTGCTGATGCCACATTGATTGTGACCGACAAGACCACTTCGTTCTACCTGCTGGAAGACAAGTCTATTGGGGCGACGGCGAGTGTGGCAAACGACCTTGTGGTGACCGTAAGCTGGGAAGAAATTACAGGCCCCGCCCCTGCTTAAGGACTCCCTATGCCACTACGTCCTCCTGCTGGATTTATCTCAGCCTTTTATGACCCGCTGAACAACCCTAATGCGCCGACCATCGGGACGGCTACGGCGGGTGATGCTTCTGCGTCTGTGGCGTTTACTGCCCCTACCAACGTGGGCGGCTCGGCTATCTCTTTGTATGGCGCTCGTTCAACACCTGAAAACATTACCGCAACGGCATCTGCTTCTCCAATCACCGTTACTGGCTTGACCAACGGTACAGCTTATACGTTTGCTGTGTGGGCCATCAACACTTACGGGCCAAGCGCGTTTAGTGCGGCTAGTAACAGTGTGACACCTGCTGCGGCTATAGCGTTGTTTGCTGGAGGGTATTCTGGCGATTCTGTTAATATTATTGATAGGCTTTCATTGAGCACACAAGGCAACGCAACAGATTTTGGTGATTTAACGCAACCCACATTTGGGCTTTCGTGTGGTGGTGGAGCTAGTAGCACAAGAGGCGTGTGGGGTGGCGGTAGTATTACTGGCGGAAATCGAACAAATGTTATTCAGTATGTAACCATAGCAACCAATGGAAATGCATCTGATTTTGGAGACTTAACACTGGCCTTAGACGTTACTCCTGCTGGATTGTCTAATTCTACAAGAGCAATATTTGCTGGAGGTGAAAATTAATGTCAGTAAATATTATTCAGTATGTCACCATTGCTTCAACAGGTAACGCTACGGATTTTGGGGATTTACTTTCAAACAATAGGGGTTTTGCTGGCTCCGCATCTCCAACAAGAGGTTTATTTTTTGGGCATGGCGATAGTGGGCAATTAAATTTGATCCAATATATTACTATTGCCAGTTTAGGCGATGCTATAGATTTTGGTGCTTTAACTGTTGGGCGATCCTTTTTGAGCGCAAGTTCTAGTGCAACAAGATCTGTTATTGGTGGTGGTAGAGATGTTTCTCTTGTAAGTGTAAATGTAATTGATTACGTTACCATCGCTTCAACGGGCAACGCTACAGATTTTGGTGATTTGACAACAATTCAAAAAGATGGCGGCTCGGCTTCTGGTAACGGGTTTGCTGTATTTGCTGGCGGTAGAAGAACAGGTAACACCACTTCAAATATCATTGATTACGTTAATATTGCAACTACTGGGAATGCTACGAGCTGGGGTGATTTAGTCTCTGCGGCTGCGTATGGGGTAGCAGGTTGCTCCAACACCCACGGAGGGCTTTCATAATGCCAAGCTATTCAGGTGTATGGACACTCACTGCTCAGTATCAGGCCATTGGGGGTCAGAACTGGCCTATGGCTCCCGGAGCGCCTACAAGCGTTTCTGCCACGGCGGGTGATGCTCAAGCCACGGTAACCTTTGTTGCCCCCACATTCACAGGCGTACCACCCGGCATTACTGGGTACTTGGCGACTTCAACTCCGGGCAGTCTCACGGCCACAGGTGCATCGTCCCCATTGACAGTGACAGGCTTGAGTAACGGAACGGCCTATACGTTTGGTGTTCGGGCTACTAATGGGGTTCAGTACGGCCCTGCTGGGACAAGCGGTAGTGTGACCCCTGCGGCTCCAATAGGACTCTTTTTTGGCGGTCAAACCAGTCCCGGCGGTGTTAATGTTATCGACTATATCTCTATAACTTCTACCGGAAATGCTACAGATTTTGGAGATTTAACAATTCCTAGATATTCCGCCGGTTCTTGTTCTTCTTCATCGAGAGGTATTCTGGGAGGTGGATTTAACCAAGGGCCATTATTCTATAATGTAATTGAATATGTTACTATTTCCAGCGCCGGGAACGCAGCCGATTTTGGCGACTTGTTGTCTGTAAACTATCAACTGGGGTCGTGTTCCTCTTCAACAAGGGGCATTTTTGCTGGAGGCGATAATAGTGTTGCTTCGTCCATAAACGTAATTCAATACATCACAATTGGTTCACTTGGTAACGCCAGTGATTTTGGAGATTTGATAAAGCCGTGGGAATCTATGGCCTCTTTCTCGTCTCCAACACGAGGTATTTTTGCGGGGGGGGCTTATGATGGGAACAAAACTAATTTAATTCAGTATATTACGATTGCAACTTTTGGTAATTCTGCAACTTTTGGTGAGTTGACAGTCCCTACCGACGCAGGTACCGATAATCCAACGGGCTGTTCAAATGCAACACGCGGCTTAATTTTTATTGGAATAACAAGCTCTTCTTATTCTAATATTATTAATTACATCACCATTGCATCTGAGGGAAACGCTGCGGACTTTGGGGACTTATCTGTTCAGTCTCAATACGCCGGTGCGGCTTGTGCTTCTTCAATAACAGGTGTTATAGGAGGCGGCGCAAATGGCGGGGGTAATTTTCAAAATGTAATTAGCTATGTAACCATTGGGACGCTAGGAAACGCTTCTGATTTTGGTGATTTGTCAGTTGGTCGTCAAAATCTTGCTTCCTGTTCCAACGTCCACGGAGGTTTATAAATGTCAATCTCCAACTGGAACGCAGGGATCATCAGACCCGTAGCCGTTGCTCCTGCTGGGCCGTTTCAAGACGGAGCGGCTCCCGGTGTCTGGACAATAGACCAAGCAACATTTTGGATCAAACAGGGGCTGTGGCCTACTGCGGGGAATGTGAACGTGCGAGGATTGTTCGGGGGTGGTAATGCAGGCTCTGGAAGAGTAAACATAATCGATCAAATTTCTATTGGAACCACGAGCAATGCCACAGATTTTGGAGATTTGTCCCAAGTGACTAACATTTTGGCCTCTTGTTCTTCTTCAACTAGAGGACTGTTTGCAGGGGGCAGCAATGATTCTGGAAGGATAAATTCCATTGAATATGTCACAATACTTTCGGCAGGTAACGCTGCCGATTTTGGAGATTTAACGGCTGAATTTTCTCGTTTGGGTGGGCTGTCTAACGCAACAATTGGTATTTTTGCTTCTGGAGAAACTACTAGTGGCCAACTAAGCAATGTAATTCAATATGTAACCATAGCATCACTAGGTAATGCGACAGATTTTGGGGATTTAATTCAATCGCAATATGGATTGGCTGGATGTGCATCAACTACCAGAGGCGTTTTTGGGGGTGGCACAACAAATGAATCTACAGGCATAAACGTAATTCAATACGTTACGATTGCATCTGCTGGAAACGCCACTGATTTTGGGGATTTGACAACCGGAAGGTTTGCTTTAGCTTCTTGTTCTTCGTCCACAAGAGGCATTTGGGCGGGCGGCGCGGCTGGCCCTTCAAACATCATTGATTACGTCACAATCGCCTCAGCAGGCAACGCCACAGACTTTGGAGATTTATTGGTTGTTGACCAATGGCTGGCCGCCTGTTCTTCTTCGGTTAGGGGGGTAATTGGCGGTGGCAGCGAATCGAATACCAACGTAATTCAATATATTACGATTGCAACGGCAGGAAATGCGTTGGATTTTGGCGATCTAACCGTTGGGAGGGGGCAGCTTGCAGCCTGCTCTAACGGGCACGGTGGTTTATGATTAAGCCCCAACTACAAACAGGAGAACCTTTTGAGCAATGAACTGATCCTTGGCAACATGAACACCGCTTTGGTTGTAACAAAGCCAGAGTACAACTTGATGTTGAAAAACATTCAAGACAGGATGCCTGCTGTCACACGCGACACCAGCAACTTCCACAAGTCTCATAGCCAATTTATGTCGGTGACGCTGGACGTAACAGCAATCACACCAATCCGTTCTATTAAGCACACCCTTGCTGAGATTGACAGAACCAAGTCTGCCTTACAAGAAGCCTACATTGGCTTGCGTAAGAAGCAAGTTGAACTCAAGAAAAAAGAACGTGAGTTGGAAAGCTGCACAGATCCGCTGGATTGTGAACTGCTTGAGATCGAGATTTTGGAACTTAACAGCCACCTTGAGGGCACTCAGAACCATGTCAACGGCGCATTGCGCAAGATGAACTTCATGGTGAACCAGCACAAGCAACTGCTGGAAGCTGTTGGTAAGAACGAGATCACCGAAGAGGACTACGAGAAGGAAGAGTCCAAGTACCACATCATGACCTGTATGAAGCAGGCTCTAAACGCTGCCCGTAGCCGCAGCGGCACGATTGATGAGGGCAACATGATCTACCTGTTTGACTTGGGCATCAACGCCGCTCAAGCACAAGCAGAAGTGTTTGCCTACCTGAACATGGAGAACCAGCTTATCTCCAGCGGTACTGCGCCAACACACGAAATGACCGTGCGCTGGCTTGAGGCTTGCGCTGCCAAGTGGGCCAAAGACCCTGAGATATTTGCCGCTCGTCGTGGTTTCTCCGTGTTTGATGAGTCCAGCCTGACTAACCGTTTGGGCTATGCCCCTGCGGAGGAATAATGCACCTTGTTGTTGGAACTCCAATGTATGGTGGCCAGTGCTGCTCGGAATATGTGCAGTCCCTGCTGGCGCTCAAGGAAGCGTGTTTGGTCAACAACATCAAG